TGTTTTTCTTTACGCGTTCATCTGAGCTTGTCCCCCAAGATGTACTTCCGCTAGTTAAAGAAACTCCAACATCGGAGCCATTTAAAACGAAAAATGTATTTCCTGAGTTTGATGTTCCAGATGCGAACTGCCACGTTGTACCGCTACCTGTTTTTGAATAAAACCTTGTTACGGCTGTTCCAGAAGCAGCACTAGCCCCAACCAATATCCTGCCATTTGCGTCAAAATATGCGACTTGATTCCCATCAATGTCAAAACTTATAACTGAGTTTCCTGCGGCGTTTGTTGCGTCAGCTTGAATTGATATTCCACCAACGCTATAATTTGCGGAAATTTGTGCATAAGAACCGCCACCATCTGTATCTTCAAATCTAATCCTTGGTGCTGAAGATCTAATGTGCAGATTTTCCTGTGGGCTTGTCGTGCCAATTCCGACATTTCCCGTATTAGATACAAAGACGTTAGTTGCGCTATCGGCAGCATTTCTTACGCTGATTCCTGATGTATCTTTTGGAACAATCTTTTGAAATTGTACACTTGAGCTATCTACTGTCAGCGGGAAACTTGTTCCAATTGCAGGAGCGTTTAAAGCAAAGTTAATGCTTGCAGATGCAAAGCCAGTTAAGCTTGGCAACGTAACTTGTAAAAGACCTCCCGCTGTTACTGTCATTGAAAACAAAGCTGGCGGAGTGTCACCAGAGACTTGATAACTGAGATTGTAGTTATTTGCTGCGCCGTTTTTGCTGAACTGAGCGGCAACATAGAAACGAAGCGGCGTCGTGGCTGTAATAGACACCCAACCAGTCAATTCACCTGCGTCATATGCTGCAATATTTTGAACCGTTGTTGTGAATGGTCCGCCGGATAATCCACCGCTTAAAGCAATCTGAGTTCTTGCGTTTGAAGATCCAACAACAGATCCGCGCTTAGGAGCTACATACAAGCTTGTTGTGCTAGAAGCAACGCCAACCGGAACGCTAACTTGCCCAACTACTGTTGGCTCATCTACAGTCAAAAGACCCGCTGTTGCGGCAGATAAGAAGTAAACTTCTCCAACAGTTAATGAAACTGGAGACGTTATTCCAGTTACTTCTCCTGAAAGAGTAATTTCAAAATTATTTGTATCAATTATCTTGCTTACTACGCCGACAACTTCAGCCGCCGCTGCCGAAGTGGCGATTGCTTTTTCGTAAACAGATCCGTTCATATAAAGAACATCACCAACAACAAATCCATGAGAGCTTTTAAAAACTCTGTCTGTTGTTCCTCCGCCTCCAATTGGAGACCATCCGCTTAATTCGTTATATCCTTCAAATACATCATCAGTATCGTTATAGCGAATCATTCCTTTAAGTTGTGACGCTGTAAAATCATTTATAGAAGGTCTTTGTCCTGTTGGGCTATCTACATTGTTTCCTACAGGTAATTTTAAAGCACCTGTAAGTGCTGCCGTACTTGAAACGCTTTTGTTAATAAGTGTTTCAGATCCATCAAGTGTTGCAAGTATTCCTGAAGTTGGAAGAATTAATGACGTGTTTGAAGATGTGATTAATTCAACAGGGTGATCCCCAGTTCTTGTTAATGTCGCATTTTCAGTATTTGCTATGCCTGTACCGCCTTTTGATGGAGGTGTAACTGGCAATGCACTTGGATCAAATGAACATCCTGTGCCAAGTGTTTTATTTGTAAGTGTTTGTGTGCCGTCTGTATTAACAAGCTCACCTGCCGCATCTGTTCCAACAGTAAATAGCTTTTGAAATGCTGTGTTATCTACAGATCCATCGGCGATCTTTGTAGCATCAATCGCTGCCGCTGCGTCAATGTCTGCGTTTAAAATTGCAGATGCTTCTGAAACACCACCAGAAATTTTTAAGACGCCAGACCATCCACTAGCGTCTGCTCCTAAACCGCCTTTTGCCAAAGAAACAATCGGCAACGCGGCAGAATCTACAACGCAAGATGAGTTTAGAGTTTTACCAGCTAGAGTCTGACTAGAATCAAGATCTACAGCTACTTTCCAAGCAGATCCAGTGTGCCACTTTAAACCTGTGGTAGAGTTGAAATAAACCAAGCCAACCACAGGGCTAGTTAAATCACTAGCAGAAACCTGAAGCTGCGCTCTGATCAGTTCGCCGTAAATCTGTGCCATGTCATACTCCTACAAGTCTGTATGTTCCCGCTGGCAGCGGTGATGAAACTGTTATTCTTACATTGGTTGCAGATGTTGCTTTTATGCTAACATACATACACTCAAAGTCATTACTATTATCTTTTAACTGCCATATAGCAAAACGCGCATCTGCACCAGAAACTGTAACGTCTTTAAGAGTATCTGTACCGTTCCATGACGTGTCATAGTATACCCTAAAACCGCCTACTTGTTTAATGGCTAGGCCAGTATCAAGGTAAAGATTTTGATCTGTTGTTAAATAATAAGCCTTACCTGGCGTCGTAGACGAAGATGATGGCAAAGTATCAACATTTTCAAACCTTAAGCCTTTGTGCTGTCCGGCAGAATAGATATCTTTCCAACGCTTAGTCGCTCCGCCTAAATCTGTTCCATCCCACTGGGTAGAATAAGAAGCATCTGTAAATGGCCTTAAAACGCTTTTTACCTGAACAGAGCCTTTGGAAGCATTAGATGTGCTTTCAAGATCTAAACTTTCACCAGCAGCAGTACCGCCAATAATTGCTTGTCCACCAGCACGCCCTGCAAGCAAAGCAAACTGCGTGTGTCCTGCATCACCAGTTGTAAGACCGCCAAGCGAACTATGAGCAATCTCTGTATCCGGAGCACTTGCAAGCCATTGTGTTCCGTCCCAAAACAAAGCATCGCCAACCTGTGCGCCTTGGCTTCTGTCTGCCACGCGGTAATTGGCGTCTTTTAGTTTCATTAAATCAGAAATTGGGAAAGTATTTGTGTTATCTTTAATTGATTGGCTTATAAACAAATCGCGCCAACGCGCTACTCCTACCCCAAGATCTCTTGTGCCATCACCCGTTGGATAAAGATGGCTAGAAACGCTTACATTGCCGCCGTTTGGTTGCAGAACAATATTAGAACTAGCCGCAACAGAACTAAGCACAACGCCTTGCATTTTAAGGCCGCCAGCTTGCAAATATGACGTAGCACCAGACACAATAAGCGGAGCATCAACTACACTTACTTGATATCCGGTTAATAATGTGCTTCCAAGAACAATAGAACCTGTACCATTTGCAGATATATTAAGGCTACTATTAGTAACACTTGTTTGTATGTTGTTGTCATACAAATATAGATTATTCATTAAATACAAATCACCAGCATAAATTACGCCAGTGGTTGTAAAGTTAAGATCATTTAAACTAACATTTGTTGTATCACAATCTATATTTCCATTAGTAAACGTAAAATCTGCAACCTTAGATCCAGACGGCAAGTTTAGTCCGCTAGTCAAGATAAGGCTGTCAGCATAGATATCGCCTAGTGTACGAAGGTCGGCAGTATCAAAATCAATCTCACCAGTGCTGTCAATAATTTGACCCACGCCCGTAATAGATGTGGTTCCGGCAGCAATAGCGCCTTGTGTATTTAGGTTAGTTGTCCCCATGCTGATATCGCCGGATGAATCTGTAAGAGATCCTCCAGACAATGACATGGTGCCAACATTAACTTCGTGTGCCCATACAGACATCCATCTTTCGTCTGTGGTTCCAAGAGATAATTCATTATCTGTAGCCGGTCTAAAATGGTCTGTAACCTGCACAAATCCAGTCTGTGGGCCAGCACCGTCACCGCTATTTGCAGACAGTGTAAGGTTTGTATTAGGCGATGCTCCGCCATATACGCGCTGTCCGGCATATAAGCCAGTAATTGGTGTGCCAGTCTCATCAGCATCATCATGGCCAATCTTTTGGACATAAAAGCCAAGAGTTTGGTTTTGCCAAGCAGACAAAATAGAATCTGTAGACCAATCGACATCATAGATTTTATGCCAGCTTGGTGCGGCTTCGCCTTCGCGCTGTTCCCAGCGATATCCAGCACTGCGTCCATCACCGTCATCATTTACTACGCGGTAATCAGCAAGAGTGTTTCCTGTCAAAGGAAGATCTGCTGGAGTTGGTACGGCTGGCTTGGCGTTGGGATAAATAACGGCGATTAGATAGTCTAACGCGCCTTGCATATTGGTAACGTCTGGAAGATTTGGGTTTGCATACCCAAAATCAGACATACTATGAACGAAAGGATGCTGGTTCTGGTTCCAGATCTGAAACCTATGGTGATTAAAGATCATCCTGATCTCCTAATATATTAAAACAGCTCCCACGAAGCATCCCAAGTGGCTGTCTCTTCTTTCATGTATAAAACTCTAGTAGATAGCCCGTCGTAGGCATATCTAACAACAGAACAAGGAGTTCCGTCTTTAGCATCAGCTCTAACTGTGTAAACTTCTACCATTCGCCCTGAGCCATCGTATTCACAGTGCTGTTTAACAAGTTCGTTGGCTTGGGTTTTTAAATGGCCTGTATCTGCCATGACTTTCTCCCATACAGAAGGGGAGAATGGCCACCGTCCTAGCAGCCACACTCCCCCAAAGTTTAACTATTATGCAGGGTATACATAATCGTAATCGATGCTGTGCATGATCGCATTGTGGCCTGGAGCGTTGACTTCCAACTGGCCGAACAAACACATATCAACTACATACTTGAAGCCGTCAGTTCCACGAACTTCAAAGTATTCTTTACCTTCAGGAGACTTGCGTTTACGGAAGCCGCCACGGGTACGGAATACCATCGATTTGAGATCAAGATACATGATCACGTCATCGTCCATCTCCGCAATTCCAACAATGGTCAAAACCCCTTTCACGGAAGTTATTTGAAGCTCAGTCCATCCGTATAGCGAAGCACTTGGTTGCTTCGTAACAGAGAATGGACCTTTTTGAGTTTCAACCAATTTCATGATAGAGCCAAGATGCTTGAACGACATAAGAACCGTATTAGCATTACCTTTAGCTTTACGACGAACTTCAGTGTAACCATCAAAAAGCTTGTCCAAAATATTCGAAGAGCTGACCCCAGACCCGTCGATATTCGTTGCTTGAAGTATGGGGTACAACAATTTACTCACACCATGAACGGTGCTTGAGCCGCCGTTTGCTGCGCTCAAAAGAACTTCGCGGATCGAAGTAAATGAACCAGCAAGTGCGCCTGGATGGTAACATTTAGCAGCTTGTGCAACTGTGTAAGCAGAAACATCAGCAGCAAGTCCGCCGCGTGTTGCAGAAACAGTAACTGTACCTGTTCCAGTTGTTGCAGCATTAACATTGATCGCAATTACATAAACAGTCAAAGGTGCGCTGTTTGCGTCATCAAGAACAAGTTTTTGTCCAATTTGGAATCGATCAATGTGATCAACTTCAAATGTTCCGCCAACTTGTCCGTCAGTAACCAATTGTGCAAAGTGGCTACCTGCGCCAAGAGCTGTAGAAACAACTTGCTTGAAGTAATCAACCATCGAATCAACTTCGCCTGGAAGAATTTTCAAGAAAGTAGCTTCAGGAATTTTGCCTTCAGCGTCCAATAGATCGCGGTGGTTGAAAACAAGAGAAGCCCAAGCTTCTACATAGCTGTCAATCGAACCACGAACATAAACTGATTGAGAGATGTCACCGACATCTGCCAATTGACCGAACTCAACTGTAGATGCACCAGCTCCTTTGAAAGGAACGATGATCTTAGAGCCTTGCCAGCCATTATCGATTTCTAGGTTAGAAAGAAACCAGTCACGCTTGACTAGCTCTTCCATGATCATGCGGTTCGGTAGATACTCATTGAGCATCGACTGAAACGAACTATTTACTACTGTTGCCATTTCTCACTCCTTGAGAATTGTGTTTTGTTAATATTGTTCTGTCAGTTCTTTAGCCCGCTTTTTTAAATCTTCCAGCGACTTCACTGCTGGTTTAACTGCACTTGTCCCGCGACCTTGAATGTTCGGGATAACTGGCTTTTGTGAAGCTTGCACTATCTGCGCACCACCAGCAACCGGAGCAACACCTAGGCTTGGGTTAATTGCTTTCAAATGCTTGATGGCTTCACTTACGGCAAGATTTGCGGGGATGTCCTGTCCACGCGCAGCATATGCCTGACCAATCTGAATGCAGTAATCTTTAAAGGCTTCTGGGCTTCCCATTCCAGCGTTGTATGTGTCTGCCACAACCTTGGCTTCTGGTTGCGATAGAGCCATATCAAGCTCAAAGGTTCGTTGTTGAACTGCAAATTGCTGCTGGCTTTGCTGCAAACGCGCGTTCTCAACTTCGTAATATCGGGCAGCTTCTTTGGCTTGCTTGCTTGCTTGCCACTGAGCCTTCTGCTCAGGCGACATCTGCTCACGTTTTACTAATTCTAAAGCATACCCCAAAATCTTGTCTTTTGGAATATTGAGTCCTTCAAAAAAGCTGTCGAAGTCATTGTCTGATAGATATTTTCCAAGAATGTTAAGAGCTTGATCTGTTTCAGCAGCTTTTGACTTAGTTGCCTCAAGTTCTTCTTTGATGGCTTGATGTTTTGGCTTGATAGAATCAAGACCGTAAGCCTTCTCATAAAGTTCTTTAACTTTCTTCTCCATATCTTGACTTTTGATAACTGGTCTGAGCCACTCATCAATCTCAAGTTCTTTATCCAGCACTTTAAACTTGTAGTTTGGTGTGTATGGATCTTGAGCTGGAGGAACATCTTTAAGATTCTTGTCAATCGCCGTCTTAGGGCTTGCTGTCTTAATGGCATCAAGTCCCTTTGGCTCAGAAGCTTTTGTTTCTACCGCTTCTGTGGTAGGCGTCGTTTCCGGCGCAGTTGTTGTGGTGTCTACCGTTGTCGTTTCTACACTTGTTGATTCAACTTCCATGTCACATCACTCCCATAGGGCTTTGCTGGCCCTGTTGTTGCCCAGATTCGTTCAGTAGCAACCCTGCTACCTCAGCCATCTGAGCTTGATTCATTTGCTGCATAGCATCCTGCGTCATACCTTGCTGTTGAAGCTGCTTTAGCAACCAATCCAGTGCTTGATACGGCAATCTTACGCGCTTAGGTGCTTTCGTAGGATCTGAATCAGGCACATACATATCGGCAGCCACCATAGCTCCACCAGTAGGAATAAACTCAGCTTGAGCAGCTTTTAGAGCAGCAGCCTCTTGAGCTTGCTTGTCTAAATGGAACTGCTCATACTGCGTATACAGGTCTTGAATCTGAGGATCAAGAAGACCGAAGTCTCTTTCCTTCTTGCGTTTAGCAACTTGCTTGAGAACATATGCAGAGTCGTCACTTGGAGAGATCTGCGGCATCTCACCGCGCTCCATTGCAAGGAAGTCATTCTTGACGTTACGCTCATTAATCGTAAAGTCACCAAACGCCTCTTGCCAGTTAGCAAAAGGAAACTGTGTGATGAGTTTTCCGATGTCATCGCGCTCAAGATTGGTGCCAACATACTGCATGATGTGATTGAGAACCAAAGTCTTCCCTAACTTTGTCTCAATCGTCTCTAGTTGGTCTTCTACTTGAATTAAATGTGACAGCGGAGTTGTTGTTTTGAACTCTGCAATGTTAATAACCTCTGCCCGTCCTATGGCAGCGATCAATTCGTCACCTTCAAGGTAGAATTTAGCTAGATCAAGGAACTTCTCACACATTTCAACTAGCATTTCACCAAACTTTGTCGCATAAAATGAGAACTTTTGGGTCTGATTCATGCTGCGAAACAGCATGGCCATAGGGTCTAAATTGGTCGCTTTTTCTTGATCTACTAGGTCAATCATGAGCGCACGGCTCATTTCTTGTTCGTTCATGGCTATGTATTCGTAGAATTGTTCGCCATTTCTTCCAGGTAATATGGTTGGCGGCTGGCCTTGGTATGTAATCCCTCTAACTCCAGGAAGAAGACTACCTTGGGACACCTTCGTACCGGCTTGATAAAGAATCTTATCTTCCGCAATCGTGATACCATGTAAGGCAACCTGCGACGACGCACGGTTTATTTCCGCCTGCCACGGCCTAGCAACCTTAACAATGCTAGTGGCCCTTGCCTTAGTAGGATGTTCGTCAAAACCTTTCCAAGCAATCGGAAAGATCCCTCCAGGTAGAGGCCCTTCTTCAAGGATGCCCGCTTTTGTCGCGATGTAAAAATATCCCTGCGGATACTCCGGAGAAGGTTTAAAGTAGTATTCAAGGAGTAAAGTTTGATCCTTTTCACGTCCATACCCACTTTTCATGGAGTCAAATACTACAAAGTCTTCGTTTGATTCAGTAATGAACTTAATCTTCTCTTCTTGGTCTTTATATCGTTCTTTCAGCACTTTGCTTGATTCAAGCTTCTCAATACCAATCCATCTTGCGTCTTTCATCTGCATACATGATGGATCTCTAAATACATTTTGACCGAAAAGACGTTCAAATACAAATTCTCCAGAAAATACTGGCTTAGACTCATCGGGCACTGGCATACCCATCTCATCTACTGCTGGATTTCCTAGTTCATCTACAGTTGGCTCATATCCTTTGAGCTTTCCTTTAGTAGGATCAAAGAAAATCTTTACCGCACACTCACCGATACCGCAAAAATCACCACAAAGATCACGAATCAAAGCGTTTAGCTTGTATCTTTGTTTTGCGTCTTCCCAAACTGCTTTATTTAGTTCGGCAGACTTCTGATCTTGCAGTTCTGTTTGGTTTCTTGGAGAAATAGTCACGCCAGGAGCTTGAGACATGATGGCGTTGACGTAAATCCTGTGCGCTCTGTGAAGCCAGTTCTTAGTAATGCGTAGTTGATACGGATCTGCCGTGATTCCATTAACTCTGTTGCGTTGCCAGAGATCATTTAAGCGTTTTGAATAATGCTCACCAGAGATAAGCAAAATATTAGAACGCATCTCAGACAATACTTCTTTATCGACTGATTTTGCGTCATCGTGAAGTTTATTTAGCTCATCAATTTTCATGGGCTTCATGGAACGCTCTCCTTTGTTCAGCATTTAAAACTTCACGCTCAAAACCAAATGGGTCGTCAATCATAAGCTGTGACATCCGAACTTCATCCATGAGTTCTTTGTCAATTGCCGCTGGTTTTTTCATTTCGTTTGCATCAACGAAATCACCGACCTCTTGAGATCTTTCCAAAAAAAATTCTACCTCAAATTCGGTAGTCTTTATCTTGCTGACGCCAAGTTTTCGACATTCGTTTATAATACCAAGAAGTTTATAGCGTTTGCTAGTTTCCGTATGCTTCGTTCCATGCGGCAACTTCGTCTTTGAAGTTTTGCCATTCGTCTTTTGAACAGTCTTCATCAAACATCTCCCCACGACGTTGTTTTATTTGCCACTGTTGGTACTGATCTTTTGTCCAATCAGTATGCGGCACTTCTTCGCGTTCTTCATCCTCTAATTTTAAATTTGGAGCAATTTTAACAAAATCCCAAGGAATAAGCTTCAAAACATAACGAAGAGCGTCAGTTAGGTCGTCTTGGTACTTTCTGTTCTTTTCTCCAGCAGGGACAGACATTAACTCCGTGACAAGCTTAGGATTATCGTACACCCCGTCATCAATTGTCAAAGCTCCGGTCTGGAACAATGTGTTAGCTATCTGCTCCCCAGAGTCACGATGCTTGTCGGCAGGCAGGAACGGCTCACCGCTACGACTAGCAATGAGACCAAACTCCCTAGACTGGTAATCATAGCAAGCCTGTGTGATGACTATTCCTTTTCTAAGCTCTTTGTACTTCTCAAGGATGTCTTTGGCTGTTGTCTCTTCGTAATCACCACGCCAAGTCCTAACAACTCTTCCACGATCCAAATCGTTACTGCAAGCGACAATAACCACAGCACCAGCACTCCTACCGCGCCCACCACTACCAATGTCAACGCCAGCATAATACCTCCAGTTAGGTGGAATTTTTTCTGTTGCATCGCCAAGAGCTGTGTCTGGATTAAATGATCCATACCTTCGCCCTTCATCTTTTACAAACCTACCATCGATACGCTTTAAGATCTCCGCCTGGGATGTGCAGTAACCTTCAGCTTCCTTAATCCTCTCAGGAGTCCATTGACTTGGTGTGCCGTCATCGTAGTACATACATTCGCGCATTGATACGCTGCGCTTCCATGCTTGCGGAAACATCTCCTCAGATGTGCCGATACACTCCATGGCTCTATACCAAACCTGCAATCCACGGGTAGCCGTGAAGACTTGATTAAAATATCCCCTTGTGGCACGAAGCCGCGCAAGACATTCGTTTATAATCTCTTCAGGGGCCTCCTCATCGAAGGTCATCATTGCGACAGCACTTGTCTGCAAATTAACAACCTTCTGACCATAGGACTTGAAAAATATACTACACCCACTGCGAAAGTGTATGGCGTGCACATCTCCGCTTTTATACTCAATGTCCCAACCATAGTTCTCATGGTCTTTCATCGCACCACGCGGCAAAAACTCAGGAACCCAAGATTTTTCTACTTGAATAGTCGAAACCTGATCAGAAGGATAAAAATACCAAAATTGCTTTGGCTCTTTATCCCACAGCTCTGGCCACAGCTTCTTATTGCAAGCCCATTCGATGTTTTTTCTGATAGCGATACTGCTTTTACCAATCTGGTTAGCAGCACAAAGAAGATTCATTCTGTTACGGGACTCAAAGAACTCTCTTGCCCATGGATAAAACTTCCATCCGTATAGGTGCGGTAAATCTTCCCGAAGCTCCTTAATCCTAGCCTTGATAACACTCTGCTGGAAAGTTAGTGGATCAAGGTTTTTCATGCGCGTCATCTCACGCGTCATCTCCTTGAGCTGTCTTTCCTTAGACTTCTCTACGAAAGCATCAATGCGTGCTTCGCGGCTCTGCTTCTTCTTGGCCATCCGTGACCTCTTCAAACTTTAGTTCAATGTCAGGTAACTCTGGAATGTCTGGCATCATCATCCGCTGACCATGCCTTGTGACAGTCTCCACATCGTCCAAAATCTCTTGATCACCACTCTTAATCAGAGACTTAATATCTCCGTCATAGTGCTTCAAATACCTGTGCTGATCTCTCTTAGCCTTCTCAATCCTACGCTCAAGAGTCTCAAGATCCTCTAACTGTAAACTACTAACCTG